ACCCATGGGTAGAATGTTGCACCGTACGAAGAGTCGAGCCTTCTGTCCTTCAAGTCATTGGCGGTTCCAACAACGTTTTTGCTAGCTCTTTCATTCTTCGCCTTGTATTCTTCATGTGGCGGCGTATAGACATTTGCCAAATCAAGAAGTGCCATCGCATCGGCGCGATCTTCGCATAACTCCATCATGTATTGAGTCAAAGCATCATTGGTAAGTCCTGGAACAGCCAGTAAGTTGAAGTCCAACAAATCAACATCGGAAAGAGTTTCCAGTGTTCGACGTAATGTGTGATACACATAGTTGTTATCTTCTGTTGAGGATGCGTTCATGCATGAGTTTGCTAGTGGATCTGGCTTTTGAATATCGAACCCGTCGAATCCACCCCAGAACGGAGCGGTGAATCGGTTGAAGTTTGCATCAAGAAGGGTTTTGTATGTCCCACCTGCAGTAACTGAAATATCGGCGGCGCGAGATCCTGAAACGTAGATATGAACATCATCACCATTCTTCTTGATATCATCAAGCGAGAAAATGTATGTGTATGGTGTTACACCAGGGCCGGCAGATACTGGCGAAGTTGTAGGATCATCAGGGAAATCCGGGAACAAAAGGCGGTGTGGATCTGCCACACTAGCATCTGGAGTGTTTGAGGTTGCGGTTCTTGTTGTTCTAAATCCAAAATACGCATCTGTTGGGCGAGTTAAGCCACCGTCCGTGCTTGAGGAACGCAGTAAATCAGTAGGGAAATTGAAGGAAGCCGTAACATCGTGCGGATCTGCCATACCGTTCAGAAGTTCGTACGTTTTTCCAGTACCAAAGCCTCCAGCATATGTACCACTGTATGCAATGTAACTACGATCGAGA